TGCTTCATCATAGACTTCTCTGCATCAGCGTCTTCCTCTTCTTCTTCTTCGGCCTCTCCATCCCCTGCTTTATCAACGTCTTCTTCATCCTCTTCCTCGTCATCTGCTGCTTTATACTTCATCCCACCTTTCTTTTCATCGACGGGATACTCTTCTGCCTTTTCGTCCTCTTCCTCAGCGTCACCTTTCTGCATAGCCTGAATGGTGGCCTGTTGGTCTTCTATCTTTGAAGTTGCGGCAATGGGTTTTTCTGCGTCGTCTGCATTAGCAGGGGTCTTCCCTGTCTTAGCAGCGGGTCGTACTTTCGTACCGTCCACATCCATTTGGTTATCCGCCTTCAAAATTCCAGCGACCTCTGAAGCAATCTCTTTAATCAAAGAGCTTCGGTCAGCAGCAGCCTCTTCTTGTTCTGCTTTAGCCAAAGCAACTTCCTCATCTCTAGACAAACGTCCGTCCATCTTAGAGAGAACTTCGGCCACAGCAGACAAGGCAAGACTATTGCCCTCCAACTGCTTCTCAATCCTTTCCATTGTTTGGTCTGCCATCGTAAAACCTCCTTACTGTAAGTAATTTCTTCCAAAATACCGACAGAAAGGTTGGTCTAAGCCACCTCCGACCTTTCTATTAGCAATCTTATAATATAGTCTTAACGACTACACGTTTGTATTATACTACGTTTCGCCTAAAATTCGGTATATACATAGTATTTATAATATAATCTAATCAGGAACGCCGACTGTTACTAAACGAATCATCTCATTTCGAAAGTCATATAAAGGAATCTGTGCTAATTTTTTTATTTTTTCACACTGGTTTCCTTCAGGCATGGATGCTTCAAGCAAATCTAGAATTTTCCCCACCATTCTAGAATGTTTCGCTATAATATATTCTTGTTCTGGAGTTACTTTATTTACATCTACCATTATACCCTCCTCTCTACTTAGTTATTTAATATACTTCTGCAACCCCAAATTCTGTGAGAAAGCTGGGGTCAATATTTCTTCTACCGCTTTAGTAAGAAATAATCTTGCTGCTGTTTGCGGAGAAGCTGTAAACACTCTCCACGAACCATCTGGCATCTGTACAGGTTTTCCTGAAGTATATTCTTTTTGATGCGCCTTTACCCGCACTCTTCCATTTTTAGTTCTACGAACGTGAGCAGGAACATTTTGTACCCAAGGTTTTTGTACAGCACTCCCATCAGTTCTTCCGAATTCCACATCCCTTGCATAAGCAGTAGTGTATTGAATTTCAAATCCGTTAGAGAACGTCCGCACTCTTCCAGATGCTTTTAAGGCACCAGTCATTACTGGAACATTTCTCTGAGAGACTTTAAAGATATCGTCTCCCAATGCTGCTAAGGCTTGTGCAACCTTATTCATTACTGCAGGACTTGGCATTCTACACACTCCTTTCTATAAAATCACCCATCTTAATATTATACTTCTTATTTAGCTCTTTTAGACGCATCTATCCAAACGTTAGGTAAAACATCAGTGAAATGACTTGGAACTGTATCATAACGATTTAAATATATAGTCTCTTTAGCTATGTACCCATACTTAGGGTGCCAATACGTAACCAATTGTTGGGGTTTGGTAATGACGGACAATCTTTGGAGAGCAAATTCATCTCCACCTTTCATACATCCGCATATTAAAGCATGTCCAGTTCCTATATCTATCTCATCACATCTATGAAAATGTCCTATCATTACAGAATCAAAGGATGCAGGTAGGATATTCGGGTCAATAAGCTCGTCATGAGCATTTGTTGCCTCTATTTCCAAACCCTTTCTAAACTGTAAGACTGACCTAAGGTTTGTAAGAACTCTGGTAATTGTTGTTAAGGAACCAGCCCCAGATGCACTATCACCATGCATAATAAGAATATTTTTATCGAATATCTGAAAAGTATTCAGGTAGCTTTTACGTATATCAAACTCAATATTCTTCTGATTCTGGCAAAACGCTGCTACCCATTGATATAAAAGGAAGTCCCAATCCATATACTTATCTTTCATTGGGGGTTTTCTTGTCATGCGCCCATGGTTTCCTACAACACAAGGAACTCTTATCTTTGAAAAGTTAGGGGCTAGGAACATAAGTGCTTGAGCGATTAGATTCGCCCCACGAATCATCTGTTGCATACAGTTATCTAGATTCGTATTCGATAGCTCTTCATGAATATCCCCACTAATCATATCACCTAACATAGGCACAACTAGTTCATCAATTGGTATAGCCTCTCTCCTAAGTTGTACTAAGTTAAGAAGCTGTGTTGACCATCCAGATAATCGTTTTCCAAAGATATCAAAGGAATACGAATTAAGTCCTGCCATTTGTTGATAATCTACATACTCACCTATATGAGTATCGCATAAAGGAGCGACAACTATTTGAGTCGAATCTCCCCTCTGCTTTCCTTTAGGTTTAGAAATCTTATCGACAGATACCTTATCAAAAGATGGGGTGAATTGTTTAATGGCATCTACAATCAGATTCTGTTTTGCGGTATCCTTTAAAGATGCTTCATATAACTTCTTGTAATAAGTAGTCTCAGCTTTAAAGGTCGCCAGTTTTTTATCTAGTCTAATTCGATCGTCTACAGAATCTAATACAATGTTATCAGGGTCAATGTTTTCTATAGAGACCTCTTTGTCGTACCAACGCATTACGGTAGTTCGATGAACGTCCACTCCGTACGTTTGTTGGAGTGTCTGCGCTAGCTCCGTCCACGTTGCTCCTGCTAATCTTTTCTTTACTAATTCCTCTTTGGCTATCTCTGGTATCATAAACCATCCTCCTTAATGCTATACTATTTCCACACATCAGACAACTTAAATCACCTTCTGTGTTTACATACAACGAACCCCTGCTACACTTTGGACACAGTCCATGGTATAAATCCATACCTACAAATCCTTAAGTATGCGTTTTATAAGTGGGTCTTTTGTATTATCCGTTAACTCTTCTTCCTCAGGCTCATTTGATTCTTCATCAGACTCTAATTTATCTTTATCTCCAGTTTGACGCAATGAGTCCACACTAGCAGGGCCACTTCCCCACTCCTTTTTTGTTACGTCCTCTTCATCTTCTTCATCCAATAACAATGTATGTGGGTCTCCACTATCCTTATTCTTATCTTCATTCATAATACGCTTCTGCTCCTTTTCGGTCATCTTTTGTCCCGCAACAAGATTTGGGTCATCGGGTATATTAGCTTCCCTTTCCACTACTTGAGGAGGATCATCTAGAGTAGGTTTAGACTTTGGTGGAGTCTGTCTCTTCTCATCGTCCTTTCGCAACTCTAGTCTAACCTCATTTAATAACTCTGTCAAGGCATACAAGGGAGCTTTTAACATCTTTTTTTCAGGCGAATTGTCTGTAATAAATTGACCCAATCTTTCAATACCCGTTTTCTTTTTTTTAGGTTTTTCATTTCCTCCATGGGTAGGAGTAAAAACTCCAGAATTGGTAGAAGTAAATACCGTTCCTCCACCAGCTAAGGCCCCGCCACCATCTCCACCGCCATCTTCTTTATGTACTTGTATATGTAAATGGGTTGGATGGTCATCTCTATGTGAGTGCAGAGCAGGATGTTTCGTTGCCCCCTTCTTAGTTTTTTCTTTTAATGCCTGTACCGCTGATACAGGTTTCTCAGGTATAGCTTTCTGGAGTAAATCATTCTGTTCCCACTTATTACACCAATCATCAGCGTGAATAAATCCAAAGACTATATGACACGCTGCCCCATCTTTCCAATGTAGACATGTATCACATTTCTCACCCTTCGTTATCTGCTCAGGAGAGGCTGGCCCGTAGGCTACATCAAACTTAAGGAACTTCTGATGTTGCTTTTTGAGTTCTCTATGTGGGCCTAACATCCCACCATGTTGTGGAGGATACTCTGAAGCATGTCCCTTCTTCCTTGGTAACTGATGATCAGGAAGCTTAGGTCTAATACCTTCTTGTATTCCTCCAACCATTATTTTATTTACAGATTGTTTAGAAGCAAAATCTTCTAGTTCGTCTTCGGTCATATCAGTGCGTGTTTGTTCACCCGCCCGTTTACGAGCTAGTTCTGCTCCCATAAAACGTCTTTGTTTTTCAGATTTAGCTGGCATAATTGTCCTCCCTTATAGTCCTTGTGCCTCATCATCATCTATAACATCTCCCGTATAAGGCTCTCCTTGAACGTTTGGCTCCTCATCATTTTTTCTAGGCTTTCTATTAGATTGAGATGGAGCGTAGGAAATAGAAGGGTTTCTTAGTGTAGGCTTAAAAACAGCCTTCTCTATAAAAGCATTTCCTCCCAAACCAAAATTCGCTATATAATCAGTCCCATTTTCTAAAAACCATATCTGTCTACCATCAGGTGTGACTTGTTTAATCAAGGGTGCTACGAAACCTTGTTCCATTATAGCTTCTATCCATGTTTTAGGAGCTTTCAAGATTCTCTTATTAACTCCTTTAGGGGGTCTTCCCGCCAATCCTTTAATTCCCCATTGCTTATTTTCTCCCTTACGCCGTCTATCCTCAGCCCACTCGTCAATATCTCGTTCCTCATTTGGCCCCTTACCATGCCAATCGGGTTGGGGATATGCCCCTTGATTCTTTTGTAACGGAACATCGGAAGGTGTAAGATGTTTCCATTTATTTGGGTCTATATAATTTTTAAGCGATGTACTACCCTCATCTTCGTAGACTCCTTTTTTAGTTGTACCCCCCTTAAAACGTTTTGACCTTCTATGCCCCAATTTTTTACCTACGGACATACTAACTTCCTTTCTTAGCTTACTATACTCTTTCTTACTCAGTGGCCCAGATTCACTTAAACCCCGTTTCTTTATTTCGGATGTGGCGATATCCCCAGCCTTTAATCTACGCAATGCCATAACATGTACACCAGTATCATGACCAGCTAATTTTTTAAGAAGACTATTATTAGTCTCTGTCGTTGTATTAAAAAGCCTGTCAGTAGGTTCCTTATTATCCAAATCAAGGGAGTTAACTATGGCCGATACTCTAGAATTACGAGTACTGAACTCTAAGGGTATGTCTTTTTTTGCTCTAAACTTAAAGGTTGTTTTATTGCCATCTACTTCAATATTATTTCGTAGGAAAGTCAAACATCCAACTCCTGTAGGATTGCCGTCCTCATGTATACGGGCCTCTCCTGCTTGTCCGTGTCTAAATCCCATTATTGCAATAAGGTTTAATACTTTTTCAGAATCCTTCATTTCACTAACGTCCATTCTATTCAACGCATTTATAGCTTTTCTTAAATGTGGGGTCGCCTCTCTATGGGAATCCCATCGTTGGTCATCTACTGCGGCTTTTGCCTCCTTTGTATAAATGATTCCAGGTAGACCAGTAGCATATTTAAAAGTTGCTTGTACACCTTGTGTCGGGTTTCCAGCTACAAAAACATCGGTAGCGTCGTTAGGTATTCCTTTCTCCCCATTCAAGGTAGTGGCCATATTCTTTTTTATTATCTTATGGCCACCCTTATCATCTTTAGCAATTGAAAGCTTTTTTCCGTCTTCACCTACTGGACGGTCATTTTCCAGTCCCCGTTCCCCATTTGTAAACTCTACTAGATTTGGCCCATGCTTCGGAACAGGATGCATATTAGCAATCTTGTTACCATTATAGGTTATTGTTTGGCTAGGATTTTCTTTCTTATGACTTTGATGCCAGTGAGCATTTCTGTCCACATACGTACCACCTAGAGTACCTTCATACGTTACCAGTCCAGCTTCAGTCGCATCTTTAAGATCACTGCCTGTTAAATACAATCTTCGTGGTGCAGGAAGTTGCATTCTTTTTACAGGGGCTGCGTCTTGCGGGCCTTGGTTCATCATGGTCATTGCATAGTCCTACTCTAAAAGTGGTTCATCAATTGGTTCATCGGTGTCTGGGTCAATATCTATGTCTTTTTCATCCAATGAATCCAGATAACTATGTATAGCTTTTGTCATAGCCACCTCGTCAAAGTCGTCCTCGCCCTCTTCTTCAGGCTCATCTTCAGGGGCCTCTTCAGGTGGTGGCGCAGCCATGGCCTCCTGCTGTTGTGCCATCTGTTGTTCCTGCATTTCTTGTTGTTGAATTTGTTGTTCCAACGCCATAGCTTGTTGCTCTCCTTGTAACTGAGCAGTCGAGACCGCTTCTCCATCTATCGTAAACATTGCGTCCTCCATAAGAACTCCACCCTCTTTAAGCTTAAGTGTGAAGCCCATTTGATTTAATTGATTAGCGATTGCAATTCGCTGTTGCGCAAAGCTTATTCTAGTAGCTTCCGCCTTCTCCTCTGGAACTGCTAATGATAATGTCCAGTCAGTAATTCCAAATGCCTCTAAAAGCTCAGGAAAAACCTTCTCATGGAACAATCGTTGGTCACCTTCAACCACACGACTCATTACAACTAACTGCTGGGTTTGAGTTGATAGCCCACCAAATGCTTCTGGTGCGCCCTGCCACGCTGGTGTTACTCCCCACATGGCCGCAACTCTTTCCCTAATTTCTTCCCGAACTGGTAAGTAGTCCATTTCTTGTAGTGTGTGGAAGAGACGTACCATGTCTACACGTCCACGATTATTTTTGGCAGAAACTGCTACCATTGGGATGAAGTTAGGATCTAATCTAGTTTGTGCAGCTAGATTAGCACGTTCCCTTCTAAGACTTTCAGGGTCATCTGTAAATACCATCATCATTGCTGCAGGCATTTTACGTTCAAAGAAATATCTATAAAGGTTTTTATCCATACCTATTAATGTTAAAGCTTTTTCAAATACTGTTAAAATCGGACTCCATCCATATGTTTCTGATGGAGAAAACTTAGAAACATGTATAATTTCCGAATCAAAGAAATAAATATGCTTGTTCCTATGATAATATTTATACATTACAGGTAACATAGTCTGCTCACACTTGGGTTGAGGGCAGGTTGTAGACGATTCTTGTATATCTTCCCTATGAATTGGACATAAGAAGTGGAAATTCTTGGGCAATCCCTGTTGGTCTAGGTCAAATTCAACCAATGCGGGGTTTAAGCGTCTAATTTCTCGTACTTTAGAGCGCAGTTTACCATCCTGACCAGCCTTATACTCCTTTGCGAGGTACAAGAACCCGTCATCAATAGAGTTAACATCAAAATGGAACTGTCGAAGAACCTCTTCAAGACTTTGGTCAAAGACATTACAATCTTTCATAAATGCTTTTAGTTTATCTAACTGCTCTTCGTCAGATTCCGAATCATTAGGCTTCCATTCAAACCCTCTACGAAAGACTTCACTAGTAATATGATTTAAAGGCCCCCGTATTTCTTCCACAGACATAGCAATTGTCTGTAAATCCATAACTAGTTGCTGTCTGTACGCCATTTGATGGCGTACCCATGTATTAACTACATGGTCTAACCCAATGGTGGGGGCTTGTCCAGTCTCCCCTGACGCTTTCATCAACTGAAGCATATCTAATTGATTGTTTAGATTTGCCATCTGTTGTGCAAAGGCTGGGACTTCTGGTAAATATTGTCCAAGTTTCATAAATAATCCTCACTTAGGATAAGCATCCTCTATATTTTACTAGCGTTATAGCAATTACTCTACGTTAGTAGTTAAATTAGCTACATCAGACATAGCTGCCAATTTAAGAATTGACTCCATCGCCTTTTCTTTTAGAACATAATCCTCTGTTGAATTGATTCGTTTTTGGAGTTTCTCAATTTCTAAGTCTTTGGTCAGCATTTCTTCTCTTAATTTCTGAACTTCTTGATTCTTATCTAGCATAGCTGCTTCATATTCGGCCTCACCAGTTCCAAAGGATGCGTTTTCAAGAATCCCTAAACGGGCCGCTTCTTTTACTAATGCGATAAAGCCGCCTTCAGTTAATACAGTTATGGCTGGACTATCGTCGGGAACATCGTCATCGACATTTAGTGATTTCAGTGCTTCGTGCCACGTATCTAATACCCGCCATGTTTGGGTCTTATCATCCTTATTCGCTACGTATTGCTGTTCTCTACCCTGTAATAAATTTCCTAACATTCTACCCTCCTTATTTAGCTAATGCTTCGGCTAACTTCCTTGTATTATAACCTACTATCGCAGTTCCGTCTACCATAATTACTGGTGTTACTTTATACCCTAACGACATCAACTCTTCAGAAACACCTTCATCTTCTACATGTTTTTCAATAAAATCTATATTCTGAGTTTTTAACCAAGACTTGGTCATAACGCATGGGCCTCAACCAAGCGATGTGTAGATTGTTACTGCCATTATCTACTCCTTCCACCATTTGTTCGTATTCTTTTTCCCGCCGTAATAAGCAATTGCGTGACCTTCGGAAACCAATACATCATTAACGTTAGTCTCATCCGCAAATACTGTACCCAAAATTCGTCCATATTTTCCTCTGGCCTTTTTATCTATGGCCGTTTTGATTATTAGACTGTCTGCTGCTTCTAATAGTTCCCTTAGTCTAGCTTTTGCAGCCAGCCCGTATTTTTTTTCCTCAAGGTCTCTAGTACGTGATTCTGGTGTATTTATACCGTATAACCGTATACGTTGTTTTTTCAAGATAACATCAAAACCTAACTCTAAATCCACGTCTATTGTATCACCATCTATAATCTTTATCAAGTTACCTCTATATTCATACATTTAGCACTTCTCTTTAATCTCCTTAATGTCCAGTAGTGGCAGGTTCCGCTATAGTTACTTCAACATTGTCTTGAACCGTTATGTTGGCACCAGTAACTGTAGTAGCGATCGTGAACTCCTTAGTATTGAATCCATCGCCCATTCCGATCTCATTTAATAATATTTCAAGAGTTCCTATATTCATTTTCGAGAGGACACAATCTCCCCCTTTTGTGTACAAATTGCTCAATCTCAGGGTGCCTACCTTGCCATTTACGCCTGAAGACGGAGCCTGAATCCAGATCCTGTCGTACGTACCGCCATTCGTGATCATGGCATCTGCTTGTTGATGTCCTCCACCGATAGCTCTCATTCTAGAGGTACCTGGTGAAGGGGCCAAACTTTGACCATCGCTGGCATTGCCCTTGACCACGATCGTATGAGCCTGTATGTCTGTCATGGTTAGCTTCTTACAACGTGAATTTTCAAAGATAAAATGCCCTATTTCAAGGCGTGTGTTCGTGCCACCAGATATAGTATTACCTGAGACCTGTACTACATTGGTTTCTCCTGATGGTAAGGCAGAACCTGTGAAAACTGTTCCTACGGAAACATTTTCTATAGTGATTTCCCGAACGGGAGTATTACCTAAGTCAATCCTAAGCGTGTTGGAGCCTTCAACATACTCTGTAGGAGCATCTAAGTTTGCTCCGTTTCCTACAAGAGAGGCTGCATAGATACCGCTATCTCCACGATTAAAACTTCGGTCAGCTAAAATCGTTTCGTTTACAGCAACCCCACCACCAACAGCCGAACCAGCGAATAATACACCCATGGCCATTTGAGGGCTGAATCCAGCGGCCCGAAGTAGGCTGTATGGAGATTTCAAAATATTAAAAGTAGTCTTCCATTTAGCACTTTCAGACTGAAGATACTCAACTTTTGCCAATAACCAATTTCGACCTTGTACAACCTTTCTATAGAACGTGATTGGGGAACGTATAACCGCCATAGGAGAAGCTTTAACGCCTCGTCCTAATGACCGCAACGCTTGTTTAGGGCTACGGACTAGAAGTATCCCAGCTAATAATATCAATAATCCTGATATACCTGCCGTACTACCCCATACTATAGGGTCTGTGTAAAATGCAGTCATGAGACCCTGTAAATATTCTTCTGTTAGCAACAGACTTCCAAAGGTCGTGCTATTTATCTTAAGCGGTAGATACGAGGCAACCCACGGAACTGGGTTTACGGCAAGTAGTACCAAGCCCAACGTACCTGCTAGTAGGGATACTGACCCTACACTCCGTCTAATAACATTCCTTAGTGTTTTCCATGTAAATAGTTTACGCATATAGACCTCCCTGTATGTTCCAACAGATTATTATACTGTATTTATGCAATTACACAAGCACTCCATCCACAAGATTTACAAGTCTCACAACCAGATTCCATAACTATATATGGATTCTCGCAGCAACTAGACGTATCCTCTTCGTTCTCAAGCTGCAAAGCGAACTCTAATTGCGTGTCTTTCTCTGTACCTTTTACCAGTACCTCTTTTTCACGACTGCCTGCTCTATACACGGTAATACCTTTACAATGTTGTTTCCAAGCCAGTAAATATGCGTCTTCTACATCCTGAACGGTAGCATGATTAGCAAAATTAATGGTCTTAGAAATTCCCGAATCAACATATTTTTGAAATGCGGACTGCATTAAAACATGGTCTTCGGGTGAAATCTCAGGAGCGGTTACATATACCCTCTTTACCCAGTCTGGTATATGGGGATGCTTTTGTAAGGAACCACCATTCGCTAAATAATTCATTAAACCGTCTGAATAAAACCCGTACTTCTTCGCATCCTTTTCAAAATATTGATTTACATAATTTAAAGTTTTGCCTTCAAGTATGTTTTGTTTTTTCCATGCCAATGCAAATGTTGGCTCAATACCCGAAGACGTATCGGAGATCATTGAAATCGTTCCAGTAGGGGCAACAGTTAATCGACAATGATTCCTGTATGCCTCATCTTCTTTATCAAACGTACTCTCTTGCCACGCAGGGAAAGTGCCTCTACTAGCCCCTAATTCGAGGGACTCCTCATCAGCCCAATCTCGAATCTTAGAAATAGCATATGCCCCTACTTCTCTAGCAGCTACGGAATTATAGGGAATCCGTAATTGTATAAGCAAATCTGCAAATCCCATAACACCTAGACCAATCTTGCGGGTCGCTTTTGTCATAGCTTCTATCTCAGGGGTAGCATAATAATTAGCATCAATAACATTATCTAAAAACCTAGTAGACAGTTTGGTTACTTTTTCCAAACGTTCCCAATTAATTTGGTCTTTCCAATATACGTCGGAAGTATAGGGAGCAGCATCATCTTTAACAAATTTTGCCAAGTTAATCGAACCTAAATTACAAGACTCATTTCCCAGTAGCGGTTGTTCGCCACAAGGATTTGTAGCAATCATGTCCCCATACTCCTTTGAAACATGATTATCCTTATTTATCTGATCAAGAAAAATCATTCCAGGTTCACCGTTCTTCCACGCACCCTCTACGATTTTCGTAAAGACCTCTCTTGCGTCTAAGTTCCCCACGATTTGCTTCGTTGATGGATTAATTAAAGGAAACTTGAGACCATTTTCCACACACTCCATCCAATGATCATCAACACCCACAGAAATGTTAAAATTATGGATGGTTCCCTCAATTGATTTACAATTAATAAATTCAAGGATATCTGGATGATACACTGACATAACCGCCATATTCGCCCCATCTCTCTTCCCCCCTTGTGTAATCATAGATGAAACCCTAGAAAGTGTTTTTAATACTTCTATTGGGCCACACGCAATTCCATGGGTGGTTTTTATCTTATCTCCATGAGGTCGTATTTTGGATAACGCAAAGCCCGTACCTCCGCCAAATTTCTGCACCATAGCAGCATCATGTGCGGCTTTCATAATTCCTTCCATGGAATCTTCTAGAGGTAGGACGAAACATGCCGACAGAGTACCTTGATAAGTACCCGCATTCATAAGAGTGGGCGAGTTTGGAAGAAACTCTAGACTCTTCATCATGGTTAGAAACTCGCTCTCTATTAATTCAGCTTCAACAGGTAAAGTCATATAGTTATTTTCTATACTTGAAATAGCTTTCGCTACTCGTTTAAATAACCCTATACCATTTTCAATGGTTTCCCCAGCATCATTCTTTAAAAAATATCTGTGCGTTAAGATAACCTGTGCTTGGGTTGATAATACAGGTTCTGGTAAATTCTCTGAAAATTGAGTCATACCATATGATGCTGCTGCTGAAGTTGTTGTCGTCATGTTCGCTCCTCCTAAAAATATTATCCTCTATGGCCACAATATAGACATAAATTGCGTTCTTTTACCCAATATGATGGGTTACACAAACTTTCGGAACATACTGGATTAGGAGCATTCTCTCGTACTTGAGACAAATGTGCGATTGTCTCTTCAGGAGTTCTCTCCGACCACGTTTTTCCATCCCAATTTGCGGGGTCATTATCCTTCATAGTTGACCCGTGAGTCAAAGTCCTTGCCCATTTTCTTTGCAGTTCTGCTGCTGGGTCGGCCTTCTTCTTCTGCTCTGTAGGATCTAGGTCAGTCATCCAATCCATTAAGTTTCCCATAGATTGTATATTGTACACTGATGTTTCATATACCGCTAGCAATGCCATTGATATAGAAAAGAACGCATCTCCGTGACCCATTGGTGTTTGAGGAGCCTTCAATTCATTGTTAACTGACAATATTTGTTGTCGTTGACGTTCATCAGCTAATAGTCTAAGGTTACCTGAATGCACATAATTTTCAAAAACTTGTGCCATTGTGTTCTTAGACTTTGTAGTAAATGACATTGACCGCCAAACTCGACTTAATCCTCTATCTTCGAGTTCGCCTCTGGTATTATCTATGTACCCCCTTTGTATATTAAAATTTTCTGCCACCTGATTTAAATAATCAATCTGGTCTGAGTAACTCCACCCATCCAACCATGATTGATGTATCTGTTCTACGTGTGAACCATCCCTTCTAAAAATTACTAAGTGTGAGGGATGCCTCTTCTTACCTACATCGAATCCTGCAAATATTTGACTAGTATCTTTAAGCTCATAAGGCTTATATGCAGAATGGCTATTAAGAGATCTTACTTCACATTTCCGAATATCTTCGTCCTCAAAATACGATTCTGTTGATAAATGAGGAACCAGTAAAAACTCAGAAGCGAATGCCTTTGGTCGAGCCTTTTGCTGCTGTAATAACCAATCCTCACTGTACAGTTCTGGCATCAAAACCCTTCTACCAGGTACAGGGTCAAGTGCTGGTAATGTTCTACTCATAAATCTATCATCCTCTTGAAGCTTTGTCAAGAGGTCTCCTGGCATCATTGGTGTTCCTAGTACTATTACAGGTACTCCCTTTAACGGAATGAACATAGACTCTGTAAGGAAGTGGTCTTCTACCTTATAAATTTGCCCCAAGTTCAATGGGTTATCTGGGTCTCTCAATACGTCATCTGCAATTAATGCTCCGTTAACATGCATACCTCGTTTAAATGAGAAAAGACCACCGTGGGCAATCTCCATAGGATTATTCTTAATATAATATCTAAATGAATAGTCTGCTTTAGGTGACCTATTAACCATCCACTCTTTAAGTTGCGGGTTTCTATTCACCGCCTTATTAATCTCCGAAATATGATACCTAGCCATATGGTCACTATAGGATAGGTACAGTACAGAACAGTCTCTAGTGGATTTCAAAAGCTGCCACACACTAAATGCATGTCCTAAGATGGTAGATTTGAAATGAAACCGTGGTAACACGGCTACATAGTTCTTTCCTTCTTGAAGACAGCGTTCAATATCTTCTGCCAATAACCCTACGTGCCAAGCTTTGAAGTACTCAGGATGATCGAAACTTTGTGACCATACATCACGCAGAAATTCCCAAAAACTTCCAACCTTTATTGACTGATATGTCTGAAGGCCGTCTGCTAATTTAGCAAAAGCATCTCCAAATGTAGTTGAGCTAGTACCTGATGCCATCTATTCCCTCTCTGTTTGTACTAAAGTTTTTAGTTTCACGGCAATGCGGCCTAACATATCTTTATCTGTTACCTCATCAAGCAGTACTGACATAACATCTTGAATAAATTGAAGGTTTATCATTCCTTCCATTACTGACCGTTCGCCTTTAATTCCCAAATCTAAAGCTCTGGCGGCATCAAAAGGCTTATCAAACATATGAGCCTTTAGTTCTAACGACGCTTTTTTTCTCAATTCCTCATAAGTGTCCAAATGCTCCTCTTGTAATCGAGCGTACCTCTGCGTTTCAGATTCTTTTATTTGCTCCACCGCATCGGCCCTAGCTTCTGCTCTAGTCCCATTCCAATTATATTGGTTAGCCCATGCATAAATAGTAGAGGGTTGTACCGTTACATCAGAATCTTTGGTTATAACAGCGGCAATATCCTTAGCAGCCTTACCCTCTAGATAAAGTTGCATTGCTTTATTTCTTACTTCATGCGGAATCCGTTTTGGCATCTCAACTACCTCTCATATATATTTCCAGCGTCTAAACCACCATAGCCAGCATCTGAAACGTGTTGGGAATCTATATTCCCTCCAATTGGGCTGCCATCAGACTGTAGGAATCGACTGAAGTCTATATGGCCTGATACACCTGTTACTGCTGAAAAGCAAGTAGGCACTTTAAATTTAGTACCGTTAGGGGTATTGACTTCGTCATATTTAATTCCTATTTCATCTCTAGTGCAAATACCATTCCACGTATGTTCCTGTTCACTGATAGGGGTGTACGCCCTATTATTTAACATTGTTCCAGTTGTACGTTGTAATCCCTTTACCTCTTTATTATATTGACATTTGGTAAATTTACACCATACAACCACACCATGTTCTTTCTTGACATCATCTAACGTGGGAAGAGATTTAGGAAACTTATCCTTATATTCCAGTTTCTTCTTCTCTACAGGCGACGTAAAGTGGATTTGTATTTCTGGCCTAACTTTTTTTAAGCTCATCTTTGACTCTCCTTTTTATCCATAATGCTATACAGGCTGCGTCCGACCAATCCTGTTCTTTAAAGATATCCCCCCATTTTTCTATAGTGAAGGCTTTTATCGCTTTCTTATTCAGATTTCCTTTACCCAACACATGTTTTTTCCAGTGACGATTATCTACGGGTACGCATTCTAATCCGTTTTGAAAACACGTTAATCGCACTCCCCCTACAACAGTAGCGATTTCCATGGTCGATTTAGGATTCTGAATGAAAATTGCTGACTCAACAGCAACTCCCTGTATTACTTCTATTTTACTAAGATCTTGATTAAACTTTTGGGCTATTTCAAGAAATCGAATATTGAAATCATTTTCCGAACTACGCCATTTTCCTTGACCCACAACTTGTTCATGTTCATCTACTAACACAGCATGAATAGCTCTTGACGAACAGTCCACTCCCATGAACAATTGCCTTCCCTCGTCTTCTAAAAATAACGTCCACCCAGCCTTACTCTGATTCTTCAAATCGTTCCTCAGTCATTGCATCCATAATATCGGCACAATCCTGTAAATCTGCAATCGCCTTTCGTAATACATCAATATCCTTAAATAACACAGCGTATCGTACTCCCTGTAAAATAATTTCTGCTTTAGCTCCCATATCTAAAATTCCATGATCATCAAAATCTAATTCGTTCTCTTCATGAGTTGGCATGTCTCCTCCTTATGCTTTAAACCCTCCACCATCCCGTCCTAATGTACGGAGAGTTACAATTCTCGACACAGCGTCATATGCTGCTTTATATGCGTTTAACAAACCAGAGACCTTAGTATGTACCGCTTCTTGTTCAATAACCTCTCTACGTAGCTCTCGTAAGCTGTCATAGCGTGTTAATGCTGCACCACGTACTTCCTCTCTAGTTAGCTTCTTCTTGCCCTCAGACTCTCGTTCTTCAGCAAGTCTGTAAATAGCGGCAGCGTACCCTTCATCAAATGCCGCCTCAATCGCACTTTTTTTAGCTGTGATATCAGATAATTGACTTTCTAGATAAGCTCTATAACCTCCAAACATGGTTAAGAACTCTTCTAACTTTTTATTATCCGCATTCATAAGATTCGTAAAATCCAATCCATACTCTTTAGTAATCTCTTTACCTAATGGTGGTACAGATAAATCATTTATAAACTGGTCAGCTTCGGATAACGCTTTAAAGGGTGACCACTTAGTATCTCTTTTTTCCATCCTTAATGTCATTTTTCCCTCCTACACGGACAATATCGTAAACCTGTACATACTTTGGGTTGTTCAGTCATATGTATAATCCTATCACACCGTTCTTTAATATTCCTCCATGCCTCTAAATCTTTAGAAACACTAAAGGCTTTAATCTGTTGGTCATCCTTACACTCATATAAGAGTATACCATGCTCACGGTTAGTTAAATTTAAATACAACTGAATCTGTACGTAATGATCATCTTTAGGTTTTGATAATGCTTTAAAGCCTCTTTGATTTATAGACTTCAATTCAATAATAGCAACGCTTAATTGGTCGTGTTTGATTAAGAAGTCTATTCTTCCTGAAATGGGAGGGTTGTCAGATTTAACAGGGGTCTCTGTACCAATTAAAATCCCCATCTTTTCAAAGTATTTCTCATATCTATATCCTAAGTAGTCTCCGCAATCAAATATACGTTTAGTTTTAGCATCAATAACCTGCTCCTCTACCAATCCATTATAACTATTGTATAAGAAACGGTCACAGGTATTACCTAATGACGATGGATAGAACACTCCGACCCTAGCGGGCCGTTGCGATCCCGTTAAATGCGAGTCTAACGCTTTGATAAGCCATTTATCTTGAACGTTCAGTTCGTCTCGTTGTCCTACAATCTGTTTAACGCCTGCCATATCATCTCCTTAATCTCTTTCTTAGTGGTCTGCGAAAGATGAAGTACCCATCCCGCAGCCGTACCCTCTATCAATGCTAAATCTCGTTTGGTGTCCCGTTTCTTTAAATGACCATGTACACCATCTGCCTCAATAATCAAACATATCTCAGGTATCCAAAAGTCTACTGTATACTTCAGCAGTTCATATTGTTGGTCATAGCGTAGACCAAATTCTGATAGACACTCCGCAATTATATTCTCTTGGGCTGTGTAATCTTTTGGAAGAGTCATCATACATTCTTCCATAATGTTACATAAACAGGGGTGCTATCCCCAACCCATGAACCCGCCACATTAAATTCAAAGTATTCTTCGGCTTCTTCATCTGTCATACCGTCTCTTTCCATTAATATAGTAATACACTTATCTCTATCATATGCAGCAAGAATTGGACGATTAAAAACCTCACATATACCTATAAAGGCATCTTCAAAGCCGTCTGCTAAAAGTGCCTCAGGGTTATATTCAGTTAATTGATCTATAAATTCTTGTAACATTACTCTTCTAATCCTTCAATTCTATATCCGTATTCTGTTTCTGAACTTTGCGCATGGTAAATAGCGTCCTCTAAGGTAAGAGCGATAAATACAGGTCGTGAGTAACTAGGTTCGTTTAATGAAGCAGACTCATTATACCCTACATACTTAATCATAACTCTTCCAGTAGGTGCGTTCTTACCCGTACCTTCCCCCTTTTCTTTTCGAATTAGGATATAATTATCAGCACTCATGACACTTCCTTCTTTAACCCCTCTATTTTTTCAAGATTATTGGTAAATAATTCCTTTAATCCATTAAGTCCCATAGCCTTTTCCTCTTTATAAGTATACCATGCTCCAGCCCGTTTAATCAATCCTTTGTTCAAGGCTTCTCTAATAAAACTTTCAAGAACATCTATACCTCCAGAGACTCTGAAAGGTACTATAGCTGATTTCCAGTTCTCTCCACCTACTTTACTTTTCCGAAGGCGTACTTCCATATCAAATCCCACCTTCTCCTTGTTCTCCTCTATCCAGCCATTACGTCTTACTTGAAGTAAGAAGTGGGCAAAGAAAGTCTGTGCTAGTCCTCCAGGCATATTATCTATAGCTACTGGGCCTAAACTAGACCTTACCTGATTAATGGCGACAAATGCAGAACCACTCTTAAGATTGGGCAGTAATTTCGGTAATGATGAGTTAATAAATCGTGCTTGCCACGCCATAGGGTTGTAAGAGAACTCTTCCTCTACAACCGCAGTAGGAACTAATCCAGCAATGCTATCTAATACAATAACATCTACTCCTACTTGCATCATCTCTCTAGCTATAGCCAGAGCATCCTCACCATTAGTGGGTTGAGCTACTGCTATTCTGGTCGTATCGACCCCACATTTACCCATCCATACAGAATCCCACGATAGCTCAGTGTCTATCCATCCTGCTGAACCACCTGTAGATTGAGCATTGGTAACTATCTGAGAAGCTAGGTACGATTTACCTACATTAGTTGGCCCATATAAAAGGGTCATACGTTTCTTTGGAATCCCTCCACCCGTTAAATTATCTAGGGCAGGAATCCCGAATGGGATACGTTCATACGCAAACGCTTCGCTGTTTCCCCTAAACAAATTTAGGTCTTTTTTAGAGAGCAATTGTTCTATTGCATCTTCAGCATTACGTTTCATACTTAACTCCCTGAATCCAGCATCTCTTCAATTTGAGAATCAACCTTCTCTTTAATGAAATCCCAAACCACATCTGCTACTGCTTTAGACTCTTCTAATTGAGCCTCCACAGGTAATGACGTATCAATCTGAGACACTGTCAGGTCTACTCGTCCGTATTGATTTTGGTCTAATGGCCCCACCCTAAATGTGAAACCTAAATGTACATCTACTTTTGCCATAATGTTCCTCCTTATCTACATAATGGAATGTCTTCTAGTCTAGCGTTATTACGCATGATTTCCAATTCTTCATTTCCTGCTATTATTGGGTCTTCCTTTTCGTTCTTTAACAAGCATACCACATGGTCAAGCATGTGTGCAACTGTTAAGTTAGAGGCAATCTGTTCTGCGTTTTCCACCCCTAACCGTCGTCTATCAATAATTAACAGATTTTTATATTGCTTATATAATGTAAAAATTTTATCATTCTCTAAGAGTGTGCTTGTCATATTGGTCTCCTATTTCATCTAAATCTTTTATTTCAATATTATAGCTCTTGCTTTTGAGTAGCAATTTATTTCGATTGTCGTAATCGCCTTCGTCCCAAAAGGTGGCTTTACGGAAAAAGGTCTCTGGTTTCTTTTGTCCCAGTAACCAAATATGTAACAAATTGTCATATTGAATGGCCTTGCCTATTCGAGATGATTTTTCATATTGTAAACTACAGAACATGTATAGGTCAGGTTTTTGAAACTTACTTACCTGATATACAGATACTTCATAATTAGGTTTAGGTGCGACTGTACGCCGTTTCGACTTAACTTCCGTCCTAGTTCCGTCCGCCAACACTAAATCATAGTTATACCTGTCTTCTCCTAACACAAGTTCGGCGTTTAAATATTCAGCGATCGCTTCCTCAGCTAAAAATCCAGCAACCTTTACATTAGATAAACCAGTTCCTGAATGTTTAACTTGAGAACGCCTTGCGCTAGGGCTAAAATCTTTGGCCCTTTGAATTGCTCTATCTATCATCTCTTGTGTAAACGGAATTTTACGCATCTACGTTACCTTTAACCCCCTTAAGAATCTTTAACCATACCTTACTGGCCAAGGATTTTGATTTCTCTGGAGGATTTCGCAACCTTAACGCTTCGTACAATTTATGTTCTATCCATCCACCATCGTATTCTTGTCTCTCTTTAATCATTTCTACTCCCAATCTATATGCTTTAGTATGTCATCTTTATCGTCTTGGCACTCTTCACATATCCAATCATTAAAATCTATTTTAGTTGCCCATGAAGGATAACAAACTTCTCTATCGACAAATAGAGGAACTCCCAAGCTATTCCACTCCATGAGCTTGGCAACTTGTTCGGGGACATCCGATAATTCCGATTCATGAATCTCACAAATAATCTCATCGTGTACTTGAAGCAAGAGATTACTCTTCTTATCTTCTAAATATTTATGAATCGCAACCAGTCGTTCATTAAGGATATCAGCACTTGTTCCTTGTACTAAATAGTTTACTCCTTTATAGCTCATTTCACTGGGAACTTTATAAACTCTTCCGTACTTATTCTTAATCCAACCACGTTGCTCTACTGCACTCATGACTCCCTTAATAAATTCTCTAGAACCACTAATACTATCTAAATACTTTTTCTTATATTGAGCCGCTTCACCTTGCGTTGTTCTTAATTGTTGAGAAAGTTTCTGACTTCCAATGCCATAGATAATCCCAAAAGTTATACTCTTAGCCATTTGCCTATAAAATTTATATTCAGGATGAGACTCATCAAGGTCAAATGCTATCTTAGCCGTTTCTCCATGAAAATCCACATCAGTTTGCTCTAACAATTCCTTAATGTTTTCATTTTGAAGATAACTTAGAAATACCCGTACTTCCATTTGTGAGTAATCAAAACTAACCAGTGTGTATCCATCCCTTGGAATGAACAGCCTCCTAATAGAAATCTGTTCTTCATCCGTCTCATCGTATGATTCGTCACCTATAAATCCCCATGTATCCAGTACCTCATTAGAGAGTTCGTCTGAAAATGACCCACCCTTCGTAGCAATTACCGCTTCAATACGGCCTTTAACAAGAGACCGTTCTTCCGTAGTTAACTTAGTATCCTTTAATTTAAAGTGTGTCCTAGGAATGTTTTGAAGATTAGGACTTCTAGACGACAGTCTTCCTGTTAATGTTCCCCAATTACAGAATGACGTATGCAGCACAGGCATATCTATATATGGTTCTAAGTATGTAGAAGCTAGCTTGGCTAATGCTCTGTGTTGACGTACGAGTCCTGCAATAGGTTTATTAATCTGTACCAACGCTCCCTCGCTCCATGACTCTCTTCCTTTGGGAGTTAATACAGTAGACGTAATTCCTAGAGTGTGGAACACGTCCCCCACTTCTTGAGTACTTCTAATATTGAATTCGGTTCCAGCTAATCTATATACTGAACCCTCAACCTCTGTTTGACGAGTTAATATCTTGTCCATAGCCTTTTGAGCATACGCTGAATCTACTCTTATCCCTCGTTTCTCCATTTCATATAAGACCTTGGTCAAATCATATTCTAATGTTAAAATCTCTACCTGCTTACTTTGTTCTATTTTTCTAAGGCAATCTTCATACAATCTATACGTCCAATAAACATCTTGTTCACAATACTCTCCTAGTATATCTGGAGGGGCTTCAGAAAAATCATTGTGCCATTTGTTTGACCTAAGATATTTCTTAGTATCAATGTCGTATTGTGCGGCCTTTTCTCCATAAAATCTAAGAATAGTTTTTGTGAGTCCTAATTCTTTTACAGTGGAATCTGCAGTTAAACGTACCAGCACCATCCCATCTATTAAAGTAACCGTCGTAATATCCAACCCCTCATTTTCAAGGAAACCTATATCAAACTTGAGGTTATACCCCAGTAACTCTTTTCTAGAACTCATTACACGCATCAAATCTTTAAGCAAAGGTGGGGCTAAATTAATACCCTGTTGATGGCGAAAAGGGAAATAGAACGTTTCTATAGCTCCCTCTATTTTACAACCAATTCCGATACCACAAATTTGATTTATCCCATATGAATCCAAACCATTGGTCTCAACGTCCACAGTCCAAAATGAGTGTGGTGTTAATTTTGTAAGAACTTCTCTATATATCTCTTCATTACTTACTAACATTTAATACCTTTGTGTTCCGTACACCGCTCTTATCTCTAAATCTATCTTGGCCACTTTTAACATATCCTTTACTGCTGTATGGGGGTACCATTCATTTGCAACAATTCGTACTACACTACTATTACATAGCATCTTGGCACAAGTAAAGCATGGTGTAGTAGATAAATATGCTGTGAGTTTATCTTCAGAAGTAAGCTGTAAAAAAGCATTCACTTCGGCGTGAACAGCTAGACATTTATCTAAGTCAGTCCCTGAGGGAGAGTCGGCCCCCTCACAGGGAGCATCTAAGCAATGAGTAAATCCTGACGGTACACCATTATAACCAGTAGCGACTATGTGGTTCTTGGAATCCACCAGGACGCATCCGACTCTACGCCTTCGGCAAGTACTACGTTCGGCTACTAGCTTGGCAATCTGTAAGAAATACTCATCTACATCTACCCTAGAAAAGGTCGTCATCATCGTCCTCGACCCTAACTTCTTTTTCTCCTGCATTCTCAGAAGAGTTAGAAGCTGCTGGAGTCCAGAGCGCACTATACCTTTCCTTAAAGTATTCTTTAATGGGAACCAATTCATGGTCTTCTTCAGGAACGTCTGCAGTCCTTGCAGTAGCTGCTATAGTATATGATGTATCATACATTCCTGCACCAGTTCTCTTAATTCTTATTACACCTTTATTTAGAGACCCCCAATCATTGTATACGTCAATCAATTGGCTGAAGAGATAATCATTCCGTCCGAAGGTTAACGCAATAACCTTATAATCATTTACGGTTTCTTTGAATAACTTCTTTCCACTGGGGCCTTCAATCTGTTCCCAATCATCCTGTCTCTTACTGGTATGTATAATCTCATGTACATATCCCCAGAATGCGAATTTATGGGATGGGCGGGTATCCGCAGGCACAACACTTAGGTCTACCCCATCATCTTTTAGTAGGTTTACAAACCTATTGCCGTGTCTAAATGTGTACAACTCTATTTGGTCTAGAAGCGTGTCATCGGGTTCTCCAGTAGCCATGGACGTAACAAACGCTTGGTCACCGTCCTTGAACCAAATTTCTTGGTTCGCTACGGTATTTCTAGACCCTACCTGAGGCCGTTCCCTTCCCTGTACTATACTTGCAATTCCACTCATAATTTCCTCCTTATATTTTGCTATCTACCAATAATATCTGTTATTGATTATTGTGTCAAGTACCTTTTTACTCTTTATATCTTGAACATCTTTGTAACCGCTTGGAAGTCTAATGTATGAATTCATAATAGTATTTCCAATATCTTGTAAAGCCTTGTGTAATCCAGTTTGTCCTGCAACATCATTATCTAAGCATAGCACAACTTCTTCCGTTCGTAAAGAAGATAACAATTCTTGTTGACGTTTAGACATGCTCATTCCTAATAATGCTACAGCAGGATAGCCGTGTTGAGTAAGCCACATTGCATCCAATGTTCCTTCTGTTATACATACAAAAGGGCAGGATGCTAGCTTTTGCGCCCCAAACAATACCTTAGACTTCTTCAATCCTTTACTGTACATGTATTTAGGTATAGCTGCTCTACGTCTACTAACCCATCCAACAAGTCTAGCCTCCATATCTCTAATGGGTATAATCAAATCTCCATATTGATTCGACCCACACTCCCATTCCTGTAAAACGTCTGTGCTAAAGCCTCGTCTAAAAATCCATGAAGGATAAACTCCCAATGTAATCTCATCAGGAAGAATAACTTCTTCTAAATAGTTGTTCGTAGGTTGATATTCTTCAAAGAAATCTAGGTCTAGGCTAAACTCAACCTCTCCTATTAACTTATTAAACTCCTTGTCATCTATATCTAGTACCTTTTGTACAAACGTCTTTAACGACCCCTGCCCACATCCAGCAAAACAAATCCATACTCCCTTGTCTAAATTGATTGAGCAGGAAGCTCTACTGTCTGAATGGAAAGGGCAGAGAGTACTGAACTCTGTCCTGTTTAAAGGGATGTTAATGTCAGCAGCAAGAAGTACTTTCGTCCAATCAATAGTCTGTGTTAGGTGCATACTCATCTAATTCCTCTATTTCTCCTGTATTCACTAACCATTTTAGATACATGTCTCCAACGGATAGCTCACTATCTCTAATCTTCTGTATTTGTACTCTTCTCATACGTTCATCTGGGTCTCCGTCTTGGTCTACTGTTCTACACATGGATAAAGCTACGTCTGCAGCCCTGATTAAAGCATCCCCAAACGCTACACTTGATGCACTTGGAGGTTCGTACATATCCGATGCGTCTCTATTTGCTTGCGTAGAGACACACATAGAAATGTTTTGGGACAGGCAGAGATTCTTCATAGCATAAAACAATGCGTGAGACTGTTCCCACGTAGCACTCTTAGCTAGTCCAGTAGATACTAAGTAGATTCCATCCAAGACAATGAAGCTTGGGTTGTGTTTTCGTACCAAAGCAGTTATAGATTCTATGGATATGCTTGATTGACCACTAATATGGTCACAAATTAACAAAGATTTCGAGTTTAACTCTTTGAGAAACTTCTCATATTGTTCTGCATCAATGTCTTCTCCATGTCGTAATGCTCTATGTGAAAAATTATAGCCTAGTTTATTGGCCATAAGTACATCTAATCTTAAATTAATGGATTTTGTAGGCATTTCAGTGGACACAAATAGTGTTTTAACACCCGATAAAGCTGCTGTCACCGCCATTTCAGCACACATCCAAGTCTTTCCTACGGTTGGTCTAGCAAATATAGCTATTAAATCTCCTGGCATCCATCCTACGCCTGTATTATTAATAGATTTAAAGGGTGTCTTAATACCCATAAGGCCCCCATCTCGTAATCTATGTGCTTTTCGCTCCTGCCATTCCTTTAGTCTAACTAAAGAGTGGTCATCATAATGAGTAATGTCCTCATCATATACAATACCTACATCATTTAGACTTGAAAGAATTCCTGCAAAGGCTTTTTTAGGATTTTCACGCAATAACTCTTTATTTGACTGAAAAACTGTGACTATTTGACGAAATAATACCTGCTGCTTGAATTTGTCTAGCGCAAAATCTAAATTTAAATCTCTTGCAGACGTATCTAATGCAGGAAAATTCTCTGTTAACAAATCTTGGGTAGGAAATTCTCCATATGTATCCACATATTCGGTTAAAAACTTGTAAGCATCTCCATGTTTAGCGAAATCGGACGTTACATGCTTAAACTTTTTTAGGTTTTCTAAGGAGTTTAGCTGTAAAATTAACCCCGACTCTATAAATTCAAAACTTTCCATATTATCTCCTTCTATACTAACTCAGTTAAAACGGTATTGTTCTCTAGAAGATAGAATTTAAACCCCGTGATAACCTTGTCTCTAATTACTTTCTTCGCCTCTTCTATTGACTCGACTTTATCTACTACTCTAATTTCCCCTGTC